GAATGAACCAATCATTGCGAGCTGTCTTCGTGTCAAACAAGCTCTAAAGTGTGTAGAATATGGAGCGCCAGAATAAGGACCGTTTGAAAGTCCATCCTGGGGGGCTCTTGCCACCAAACACAATGGCGAGCCACTTACGCTGCTCCTTCGAGAACCACCCCTCCGCCGGGCAAGGGTAGCAGCTCTGATAGAAATCGAAAAATCTACAGAACTTCTCTGAGAACATGGCGCCTCCAAGCCACAGACCAACCAACCTGGACATGGATACACCCAAGTCGGCGGGAACGTTTTCCGGATACAGTGCGAGCTTAAACCACTCGTCGTCATCCCGATGCGCATGTTGGTTACGATACCTCGTCCCCAACACTTTGTAGTCGCATGGGTCCTTCTTGACCTCACACTTCTCCGGTTTCAGAACCATGTTGACGGCGTCAGCATCTGACTGCGCAACAACGAGGTTCATGGTGAAAGGCGATCTAAACGCACTATCATCACCCAGCACTCTGAGGGCTCTAACCTCAAGCTGCTGGCACTTGGCCAGATACTTCACAAGTATCATATTGACAACGCTGTCAATTAACTGCGTGAAGTATGACCCAGATGGAACACCGCCATGTTTGCGAAACATGCGGCCATCGGGCATAAGGATAGGGGTGTTGATGAAATAATACTTCATTCCATCCCACACATTCCTCCATTTCTGACGGTTTCTCTTCGACACGGGCCGGCCGTGCCAAGTCTCCCAATCCACATTCTGGTGAAGGATGTCAAACGCGGTGTGTATCATCCAGGGTGGAACGGAAGTGTCAAAGGCGGAGAAGTCGAGACCGTGCAAGATCTCGCCCTCTCTATAGTTCACCAGCCACTCGGTGTACAAGCGCTGTGAACCCTTCCCAATAAGAAGCGGTCCGCCAGGAAGCTCCATAAGCGACCGGTACATGACCGGAGCCCACAGCCCTTCCACAACCAGCATCTCAGCGGGGTAAACCCACACTAAGCGTGTCTTCGGGTCATCTGCTGGCGACATATGACCACGCTGACCCGCAGCACAGGGGGGAAACCGCACCATGCGTGGGTCGAATCTGTCTTTACCGCCTTCCTTCATACGGTGACCCAACCACCTTGCCTCGGTATAAATCTGAGCCATGACATCTGATTTCAGCTTGCCTGGAAAAGATAAACCGGCGGAGGTATCCGTCTTCATGTGCTCCCCTACCTGATGCCAATCCAGAGGACTGTTCTTGTAGGGCAGCTTGAAAGCGGCGCGGGTCTCACCGATAGCTGAGATCATCGACTGGCGTTGAGTCGGGTTCAGCTTGGTGAAGCGGGAGACATCTCGGTCGTACCGGAAAAGGGATTTATACATACCCTCCAACCCCTCAGGGCGGCGGGTGAAACCATATATCCGGTCGTAGGATTCTTTGTCGAATATTTTCAGGGAAGAGCGAACCCAAGGGTCGGTATTACCAGACGGATTGTACGACTGGTAACCACCATACCGGGCTATTTCTTCGAGGCCTGGGTACGAGAATTTTTGGGTTTCGTAGCGACCGAGAGTCGACGGCTCGCGGAAGCGAGGATCTCTCAGTCTCCTGATGTCAGGTTCAGCACCTTTGACCAGGTTAACGTCCCATACTAGGATAGTGTTAGATGTAACATTGTTCTCATTGTTCTGCATCTCAATTGAAGGAGGAGAATATCAAGGTGATCAACCTCTGAC